TTCTACAAAAGAATTATAAAAACTTAAATTATCGGCAATAATATTCTTGGCAGATTTTTTTGAGGAGAGTGTAGGTTTTTCAAAATCAAATTCAAAAAAACCTTTTTCTTTATTTTTTTCAATGTCTTCAATTTCTGAATACTTTTCATCAAAAGTTTTAGGTTTATTAAAATCTTTAATTTGTCCATCATCGCCTTCAAATAAAGGACATACTCCGTTTATCGACATTCTTCCATTTGGGCATATAAATTCTTTAATCATCGACCTTGTCCTCTATATTTTTTTTTAGTATATTTTTTATTTGGTCGCTTACTATGACGACCAGGTCTTTTTTTAGGCTTATCTCTTGGAGCAGTGCTTAAACCAATAGCAGCCTTTTTTGCCATTTATTTTTTCTTATTAAGATTAATAGGAATAACTTTATCTTTATTTTTTTTAATAATTCTAGAAATTCCTGGATAATCTTTAGCTTTACCTTTATAAATAACTCCGCCCTTACCAAAATGATCCTTAACAAGTTCATCTTTTTTGGCAATTAATTCTCTGTCTTTAGATTTACCTTCTTCGTAACCATCGTCATCTAACATCTTAGCTTTAGATGTGTCTTCAAAATCTACATCTAAAATTTCTTCTGTAACGTCTTTTGTAGTTTTAGCCATAATTATTTTTTCCGTTTTTTCATTTTTAATTCACGTACTATTCTTTTCTTCTCGGCTTTTAAATTTTTCTTACCTTTTTTAGTTTTTGCTTTTTCAGCATCAACTCTGCCAAGCTCTTCCAGCCTATTCATACGTCTTGTGTTTTTTCTTTTCTTCATCATCTTCTTTTCTTGCCTTTCCTTTTAATTACACCACGTGCAATTAAAATATCTTTTTTAGTTACTTTACCATCACCAGACATATCTGGAAATGATTTTTTCTTTTTCTTTTTTTTCTTCTTCATCATTTTTCCAGTCATTTTAGAATTTTGCATTCTGCCTTGACCAGAGCCTGCGCCTGCTGTCATTTTCATTAGAACGTCTCCACTTCTATTTTAATACCACGCATCATTTTTGCATGTTCTGCTTTTCTTGTATCATCTTCTTTTACAACTTCGTCACCAGGATTTTGCATTGCTTTTTTAATCATTGCAGCATCTTCTACAGCACCAGGAAACTTATCATAAAATCTTTTATTAGCCGCTTTAACATCTTCGACACTATAAGTTTTTACACCTATCTTTGGCGATGGGCTCGTTCTTTTAAAAGGATTTGCCATTAGTCTTCTCTCCTATAAGGTTTAGGTTCATATTCATCTTTAGTTTTTACTTTTTTACCTAAGACACCACCGGCAATATTACCAGCGTCTTTTAATTTTTTAATAATTTCTGAATTAATACCTGAATACGAATTACTATCATCTTCAGATTTATTTTTTAATTTATTTAAAAAATCTCTAGCTTCAGTCATCTTTTAAGTCCTCCGGTGTACTTAGTTTTTTATTCAATATACCTTGAAATACTGAGTGTGTAAAGGTCGGAAGCATTAATTCGCTAATAGGATTATCGACATGTCCTGTAGACCACGAAATACAAGGTACTCCTTTCTGGTCCCAGGCAACTAAAGCATATCCTTTAATATCTATTTTATCGCTAATTTTGATACAAGCATCATGGAAAGCAGATACAACTTCATCGTTTTGTCTATCTACAACTTCTTTTTTTGTTGGTTTTCTAGGAGTTACTCTCCACTTATCAAGAGTAATAATGTTTGTTTTTGCGGTATTTCCTTTTGTCGTCATAATCATCATCCTCGGGATCATCCGGATGTGCCACTAAAAAGCCATCACGTATTCTCATTAAAGCTTGTACACACGTATCATGTATATCATCATGCTTTCCATATGGGAATTGAGATGATTCCTCTATTACACTCTTAGTCCAATCTTCTTCCAAAGTAAACACTAATCCACCTTCAAACATAGAAGCAACACTATGTGTTCTAGAAACTTTATCTCGTTCTGGAGAATAAGTAACTACAGGCACTCCAGACCTTCTCATATCTTGTATTAAAGATTGACCAGAAGCTCTTTTTTCTATGAGTACTTGATCTGGTATCCATTCTTCATAACTATCTTGAGCACGTTTTCTTAAATCTGGATATTCTAATCTTTCTTTCCATGCGTCTAATAATAGACATGCAGCAAATGGCGTATTGTTTTCATCTCTCGCTGTAAACACTCCCCAAGTAGTGCAAGCAGAAAAGTCAGCAGATGATCGAGTACTAAAAGCAGTATCGTAAGATTGCACTACATAACTTAAAGGTGGTATTTTATCACCTTCATAAATATTCCACCAATCTTTTTTTATAATAGAACCTTCTTCATTAGAGGGTCTTTGTTGATATAATGATTGCCATACACGTTCTCCTACTGTATTTTGTATTTTTTCTAAATCATTCTTAGAATATGCATCGGGCCATAAAGCATTACCTTCTTTATCAATAGCTGGTAAATCTAAAATTTTCCAATCTTCGCCAGATTCATTTAAAATATAACCAGCAAGATCATCCTGGTGCCAACGAGTTTGTATTACAATTACTTTACCACCTGGTTGTAATCGAGTATATGCTACAGATTTATACCACTCTAAAAGATTTTTTCTTTGTACTTCTGATTCAGCATCTTCTCTACCTTTTATAGGATCATCTATAATTAATAAATGTGCACCTCTACCAGTAATAGCTCCACCTGCACCGACTGCTGCATAAGTTCCACCATGTATAGTATGAAACCTTTTTGCAGATGTACTATCTGATCTAAGGGCCACTTGTGGAAAAACTTTATTGAATTCATCAGATTGCAATTGATTACGAACCTTTCGTCCAAAATCATCTGCTAGTTCTTGAGCATAAGTAGATTGAATAACAAATTCATTAGGATTATTTCCAAGATACCAAGCTGGAAAAAATTCTGAACATAGCATAGATTTACCATGTCTTGGCGGCATAAAAACTGCCAACCTTTTAATATCTCCTCTTTCTAAACTTTCTAGATTTTTTGCAATCAATTTAATATGAGCAGGTTCCTTATAACCTGGATACATATGTTTAGCATAATTTAAAAAATTATTACGAGCTTTATAAGTAGATAAAAGATTATTTAAATGTTCGATTACTTCACCAGCTCGTTTATCACGAGTTTTCTGGTATATCTGTATAGCTGACTTTAGTTTCTGTTTTATCTGTGTTTCTTGCATTTTGTTTACCAACGCCTAAAGCGCCTGATTCTCTATATACCTTAAATGCTTCAGCAAGTAAAACAAAGGGTTCTCTTTTTTTAGCAATTACATCCGCCCATGCTTGAGATGGTTGTTTAATTTTACTTAAATACCAAGCTAACTTAGAAGCATCAGCTAATCTTAAATTAACCATATCTTGATGGTGTAGGTCTCCTTTTTCTTGTGGTTTACCCTCTTTGTAAATTCTTTTATTAAATGTTTCATCATTATTGTTACCAGTAATATCTGCTCTATCATGAATAACATTTATATCGACATCTTGCATTATATCTAACGCATAAGCGATTTCAGAGAGCCACGCATCATTTTGGCCATGTAAACTTATATGATCTAAACATCTAAACCAATCTCTTGGAAAACAAGGAAAGATACTATATGGATGATTAGTTTGTTCTTTAAATCTTAATAAACAAAACTCGTCTTCAAAATCCATAATCTTTTCATCCCAATCTTTTGTAGACATTAAAGCATCATCATTAAAAAACATTATCCATTTTCCAAAAGAATATTGAGCTAAAGTATTATTGTACTTATGTAAATTTTCGTATCCTAGAGGATTAAATTGTAAAGCAACTTGATTTGGATATTTACTCTTTGATAAATAGTTGTATGTTTCTAAATCATCTTTATCAACTCCGAATAAAAATTGTAATTTTTCTGGATTCTTTGCGTTATTAATTAATGTGTCTACACTACGTTTTAAAAGAGATAATCTTTTACGTGTAGGTAAAAGTATAGATATGTTCATAGATCCACAGTACTCAAATAAATAATTATTGAAACAAAAAAATGCCCACCTTCCTCCCTGATACAACCAGTCTCCCGGCCCGTGTATCAACTCCTATTCTTTTTCTTTTATCTCGTAGAAAAATTTATCCGTATCATCTGTTACCCAATCTTTGTTTTCGACATTCCAGTCGTTTGTTTGTACTTTGTAATCGGGAACTTCGTTTCTCGTAGTGAATGAATTAACATTCCATAGTATTCTGTTATTTGGTTGAGCAGCAAAATTACCATTGTCAAGCTCCAATATATGAGCACATTTATGCTCCTGAGGAATTTCAGAATGATCTGTGTCAAGAAGATTGGGGTCAGGATGACACCAGTCAACAGTAAACAGATACTCACCGTGATACAGTTTTTTATCTTTACCAAAATATTTAGCTCTTTGTCCTAATAAAAAAGAAAAATGAGTAACACTGTGATGATAATCAAAACTATTCCACAGCTCAAGTAAGTCGTTTTGCATATCTGGCACTTCTCGCCTTTCCATCTT